AACAACCCGGTTGGTTTCATAATGTTTTATCATCTGTTGGTTTTCGTTTTACTGCTTCGGATGCAACAAAAACTTCTACGCCAGGTAATGTATGTAACAAAATTAGGAAATACTTTCAGAGTTAGAGTTATTAAGAGTGACAATAGTACTGGAGGAAGTAACGTTTTCTTCCCCCGTAAATATGTAGCTCTGTTACCGCGCCATATCTTAGAATTAGGAAAAGTTGGTTCTGGAAATTTATCAGAATTGACCACTTTTGAAGTTCTTCGTTCCGATGGGAATAAACCAGGAACATTTTTCACTTTCAAAGTAGATAAAACTAACTACGTTGAAGTGGATGATATGGACATGATAGCTGTTTATGTACCTAATTGCCCAGATTTACCTACAGTTGATCAACATTTGCCACTCGATCACAACATAGGCATGGGACCAGCTGAATTTCAGGGCATGACGCGTGAAGGTAAATTTGTACATGAAGACATTCATATACATACCTCTGGTAGAGTCGCTCATTCTACTAAGGCATTTTATGGTGGAAAGTATACTAGTGATAACGCCAAGGCAGGAATGTGTATGTCTGCAATTGTTGCCAAATCTAAAACGCCCAGTATAATTGGATTTCATATTGGAGGAGGAGTTATGGGTACTGGTGTCATGCAAACTCTTACAAAGAGTAAGTTCGACGCAGCATTCAATGCTCTCTCTGAAAAATACACAATTTCTGCTCAGTCTTGTGATATTCCTGAGACTAGTTTGGGTAAACAGATTAAAGTAACTGACACTGTACATCCTAAGGCCAAATACATACATGACCTCGATAAGAATTCTTACATAGAGGTGCTTGGCAGTACAAAAATGAGAGCAAAAACAAAAAGCAAGGTCATTGTTTCCCCGCTCTCCCCCCACATTGCTAAGCATTGTGGGGTTCCTAATAAATGGGGTCCCCCTAAATTAGATCCTAATTGGAAAGCTTTTGCTGCTAATATGGAGCATCTTTCCAATCCGACTCAACAGTTTTCGCCTAGTTTATTATATAGGGCAAAAGATGATTATATAGCTCCTTTACTTAAGGCTGTTGATACATATAAGGATAAAGGGGGTTTATGTAGAAAATTAACACTGCAAGAGTCCATTATGGGTATTCCTGGTATGCGTTTCATAGATGCTATTGACATGCAAACTAGCATAGGAGGTCCCTTAATGGGTTCTAAAAGGCCACATTTCGAAGATATATATAATGACAAAAAAGAACTGGTGGACAGAAAGCCCAGTAAATTAATAGTCGATGAAATTGATATAATGCTTGGAAAGTTACGAGAAGGTAAAAGAGCTTATCCTTTGCTTGTTTCTCTGCTGAAAGATGAACCCACTAAGGTGGATTCTGAAAAGGTTAGAGTTATGCAGGCAATGAATGCTCCATTTGGTATTCTCTTGCGCGAGTATTTTATGCCTATTATAAGATTCTTAGAACTTCATCCGTTGTTATCTGAGTCTGCTATAGGTATAAATGCTCGGTCTAAGAATTGGCAGCTTCTTATGAACGGTGTCACCAAATATGCTCCAGACAAGAAAGTTTTAGGTCTGGATTATTCCAAGTATGATGTTCGGATGAATTCCCAAGTTACTACTATGGCATTTCAGATAATGATTGAAATTGCTAAAAGAATGGGGTATCCTTCTGACGACTTGAACATAATGTCATCTATGGTCGCAGATGTTACACATCCTTTGATGGATTTTAATGGCACTTTAATTAAGTGCTATAATATGAATTCATCTGGAAATAATTTAACTGTCAATATTAACAGTTTAGCCAATTCTCTTTATATGCGTATGGGTTTTTTCAGTACGTATCCTGATAAGGTGAATTTTAGAGACCACGTATCATTAATTACTTATGGTGATGATGCTTTGGCTTCTGTTAAACATGATTGTAGAGCTTTTAATTTCAGAACTTTTAAGGAATTTTTAGCTAGACATGACGTTAAGATCACTCTGCCTGATAAAGGAACAAATGAGGTAGAGTTTTTAGATTTCAAGGATTGTGATTTTCTCAAACGCACTTCTGCATATATACCTGAAATTGGTTATGAGGTTGGGAAGTTAGCAGAAGATTCTATTTTTAAAAGTCTTCATTGCAATTTAAGTTCCAAAAGTGCCTCCGATGTAGAAGTTGCAATACAATGTGTCGATCAAGCTATGGACGAATTTTTCGTTTATGGAAGGGAAGTTTATGACACGAGGTCTGAACAGATCAAAACCGCATGTGCTGAATGCGGACTCTTCCCAACAAATTCTTTCCGCTCCTATGATGAACGGGTAAAGGAGTGGAAAGAAAAGTACGATCAATAAAGTTACCTGCACATACCTTGTATATTGTTTGTATATTACCTGTTCTATGTATATTTAATGTATGTATAAATATTCATGTTTTTATTTTTTCCTGTATTTTATAAATGGTGCCTAGAGCTGGCACGCAGTCAATTGAGCTCCATTTGTGATGATCTGACCATCCTTTTGTCAGAAGAGCCGGAAAGCTCGAAGTGCAGTGATTCTACTGAAGTGGATCACACGATAATACCACAATCAGAAAATTACGAAACTGTTTCTTTTCATGACCTAGTTCCACCCACTGAGGAAGATTATACAGGTGGTGTAGAACAAACTAGAAATTTAGATATGTCGGAAAGTGTTCAACTCACAGATTGGTTTTGTCGTCCCGTTGAGATTAAATCTTATCAGTGGACAATTAATACCCCTTTTGATGAGTCGTTCAATCCTTGGAAAGAATTTTTCGTAGTTAACACACGAAATGTCAACCGTATTTCTAATTACAAACTGTTGACAGCTGATTTACATTTGAAATTCTTAATCAACGGCACACCATTTCATTATGGTAGGCTGTTGGTTTCATATTTACCGTTAGCACAACGAGATCAAATCACAAAAAGAAATGCATGGGCTGACAATGATTTAGTCCATGCAACACAACGCCCCCACCTGTTTTTGAATCCAACAGAATCCCAAGGAGGGGCAATGAAGTTACCTCTATTTATTCCTGAAAATGCGATTGATATTACAAAAGGACCCCAAGGTTTTGACGACCTTGGTGAGATTACGTTGTATGATATGTCTACATTATTGCATGCTAATGGAGGAACAACACCTGTGTCAGTAACCGTTATGGCTTGGGCTGAAAATGTTAAATTATCTATTCCAACAGCAGTGGATGCTGCTGGAATTGTTGCCCAGTCCGACGAGTACGGAACTAGTCCAGTCTCTAACACTGCTTTCGCAGTTGCTAAATATGCTGGTATGTTGGCCAAAGCTCCTATAATAGGTGCTTATGCTAGAGCTACGGAGATGGCTGCTGGAACAGTCGGTTCTATAGCCCGACTTTTCGGTTTTAGTCGTCCTGCAGTTTTAGACGCCAATGTATATAGACCCACACCTAAGTGGGCTTTGGCAGCAACTAATGTTCCAGATGACACACAGAAATTAACAGTAGACTGTAAGCAAGAATTGACAGTCGATCCTAAAACCACTGGTATTCCAAGCAATGACGAATTAACACTTAATTATATTGCATCAAAAGAATCATGGATTTATAAGTTTCCTTTTAATACTACACAAACTGACGGTACTCGTTTGTTTTCTATAGTAGTTGATCCATGTGTACATCGCGAGGAAGTTAGCGGTGGCAATGGCACTAGGAGATTATATCTCCCTGCTTGTTGCGTTGCTAGCTTTCCTTTCGAGTATTGGCGCGGAACGATGGTATATCGTTTCATGGTAGTTGCGTCCAAATTCCATAGAGGCAGAATAAAGGTTGTTTGGGAGCCTAGTGGAGATGTTTCCACAGAACCCGGTATGAATGAAGTGTTTACCAAAGTGGTTGATATAGCTGACACATTGGACTTTGAGGTGGAAGTCGGATGGGGTCAAACAACTTCTTATAGAAGACATGTTGACCCAAGTTCTGGTGAAGTCACAATGTTTAATGTTGATAGTATTACCACTTTGGATCGGTCAAATGGTGTTTTAGCTGTGTACGTTATTAACGATTTGGTTACACCAGCAACCAGTGGTACTGAAATAGATATCCACTGTTTTGTTAAGGTTAAGAATGACTTAGCAGTTGCTGATCCCAATTCCGATGTTATCGGAGATTTACGTATAACAGACTCTGAGAATTTTGAACCATTGGTACCTCAATCGGAAGAAATTTTGGTACCGCAGTCAGAGGACTTGCCTCCTGTTGAAGAAGCAAATGCGCCAGAAGGCGCTCCCGCATTATACACTTTTGAAACCCAAGTAGGTAATGTAGATAACTTGGATAAAGTGTTTTTCGGTGAGACGATTAGTTCTTTTCGTCAGTTGCTTAAAAGATACAACAGACACGAGGTATTGTATCCTTTCAACAATGAAGGCACACCATCATACACTATTTATTCCCGTAGACCTTATCCCTTCTACGGAGGATATACAACCGGACAGGTACAATCAGATACTGTTCCAGTGACTGTCGTTGATGGGACCTATGCTCGCTCCTGGGTCACACTCCTCAATTATTTAGGAGTTTGTTATGGAGGGTATAGGGGTTCCATACGATATTTTATCGATGCTTCGACTGCAATGAGAGATGAAAGTCATTTATTTGTTGAACGTAACACCGATAGAAATTTACAGATCAGAAACAATACACAGTTTGTCACTGATGAACCGTTTGCAAGGGATTTTTATAACAACCTTATTCGTGTAGGTTCTCATGCTGGAAGTTCGTTAACAACTCACGCTGTTAACAATACTATCTCAGCTGAAATACCTTATTATGAACCTTATAGATTTACACAGACGAAAAGGTTGCCTACCTGGGGTAATGCTCTAGCTCGTTATGAGATAGAACCCTTTATAATAAGAATAGCAGGTAGAACAAACACTGCGGCAGATATTAAGTATCTTACCACATGGGCTGCAGCGGGAGAAGATTTCAATTTATTTTGGTATCTTGGACCGCCAATATATTATGTGGAAGGTACCATGCCCGCACCACCATAGGGAGCCCTTTAGGGCCCTCTAGGCAAGCCAAGTACGTTCCGTGAACGTTGGCACTCCCAAATGAGGGACACGTGTGTGTTATAATGCACATGTTTCCTAATAGGTTGGGCTGTCGGCGTATTAAAGACTTAGATCATCCATGGTGATGGATGTTTGATCATAGCCACTGAACAACGCTATAAGAGACGGAAAGAACGACCGTCCGCCTCATCAGGTTAGTGTACGCAATAAAACCTCTTTAGGGGAGGTGCAAATTCACACGATTTGCGGTTTTGCTTGTTACCGATACAATAACAAGACGTTTTACAGATAGAGAGCCCTATCTACCGCGACTCCGACAGGAGTTGTAGGTTGGGACCTACTGGATTGAATTACATAGTACAAATTTTATCCGGAGGTTCCGGAGTTTTATAGTATTATGGCTCAATTTAATGTAGGTTGCCAGACATAGCATGTACTACCC